TAATAATCCGTTGTAGTGAAATGTTGTGGAATGTCTGCCTAACTGCCAATTATTTGTAGTTGTTCTTATTCCGCTATTGTTTAAAGTGCCTTGCTGTGTTAACACACCGTCATAATATACCTTTAATCCATTTGTTGTAGTTAAACCATCAGTTGTAAAAGCTAAATGATGCCAATTGCCGTCATTATATCCACTTGAATTTATATCTACGTTTTTAACACCACCAGAACCATCAAAAACTTGACATCTAATTCTTGTAGTTGGTGAATAAAGCTGCGCCATAAATTTTAACGCATTACTTGTTATCGCCATTGTGCTAGATGTGTCTGTTGTTTTAAACCAAGCAGAAAAACTGAATGCACTAGCAAAATCTATATTTGAATTATTATTTATAACTACAAGATCATCTACACCGTCAAAGACCAAGCTTTTAGTATTGCTAAAACTCGGTGCTGCTGCACTTGCGCTTGATGCTAATATTCCGTGTGTTGCTATCTGCATTATGTTGTTAAATCTCCTGTTATATACCACTCATCACTATTAATCTTAATCAAGCTACCCACACTGTATTGTGCCGTTGTTTTTAATTTACCTCCAGCAGCGTTTACTGTTACGCCACCAGCACCAGCAAACGTCACTTGACCAGCACCGTGCTGACTAAACAATATTTGTGTTCCAGTAGAAAAAGCAACTGACGCATTTGTTGGTATAGTAACTGCTATTGCACTTCCATTATCAAATTGAATAAACTTATGTGCATCTGCTAAAGTTAAAGTATGTGATGTAAGCGAAACAGTTCTATTTGTAACTAAATTAGCAGCCGTTATAATTTCTTCTCCTGTAACATGCTTACTGTCAAAAGAGCCACCAGAAACCTCTGCTATTGCAATTCTATCTGTAGTTGCTAAATTAGCACTCTTTGCTGTTAGCGCACTTATCTTTATGTCTGCCATCTTCTATTTTGTTTAAAAACTTTTGTAAACGAATTATGTTTCGTTTTTTTATAGTATACTTTCTTTTCTTCATATACACCAACCTGTAAAATTTGTACTGTCGTTCGGAAACATATCCTCGCCTTCGTTTGCGTTGTACTCTGGAAACAATGCACTATTGTTAATTATATAATCAACAAATCTTTCTTTGTAGTGCATAGCCGTTTGTCGTTGTTTCTCGATCATAAAATCTACTTCTTCTTTACTTACTGTTTCGCTATTTTCTGCTCCGTGTTTATATACGCCTTTATTTGCCACCGTATAAGCTGCGTAAGGCAAGTATTCGACCATTGCGAAGTGTATCAAGCACGGCTTAATATAAGTTGTTAAAAGCGATAAATACGGATTTGCTAAAGTACCAGCAATTATGTCCGCTTGTATCTTTTCGAGTAGCTTTGTTCCAAGCATAGATTGTATATGAATATCTTGTGCTATAAGAACAAACTGTATGAATTTATCTACGTCCACGTTTCCGTTTACGTTTGTAAACCGTACTATATCGTCACGAGTAATTAATAATGCAGTTGCCATATTATACGTCTTTTGGTAAGTTAGGGTTATTAGGTGAATATCCTTTTAAAGGCATATCCTTTGGCATCATACTAACTTGTGGTTCGTTGGTTACTCTATAACCATATTTACGAGCTTTGTTAGTGCTTATTTGTGAACTATCTGCTGCACCTATTGAAGCCGATTTTCTAAAGCTTACATAGGTTCGGCGCTGCCATTTATGATTACATCGGGGGCCTCCTTTATAAAGCCAAATCGAATAAGTATCAGAACCACCTTCGCCAAAACCTTTGTTTACTACTTGCGAAGATAATCGTATAATGTCTTCTTTACGATATACTTTACTTGCTCTCATCATTGCTCTACAAAATGGACGTTCTGGTTTTGGATTGCCTGTGTATTGATAACGTACTTTAAAATACAAACCGTCTACTTGTTTATCTTGCTCACTTGCTTGATTTGGGGAAGCACTACCTGTTCTAACCAAATTAACTATTTTAGAAAGTGTTGATTGTTTAGGTTTTAGTTCTTCTTCCCACTCTTTAACTTGTGCATCAAAGTCATCTTCTAAATCGTAATTTACTTCTCGAACATCTATTAATTCAAAACCTTCTTGTTCTGGGTCTTCGCCTTTAGATATAAAGTCTTGTAAAAACTTATTATCTTCGCTTAATTCTAAACCTGTTTCTTCTTCGAGTTGTTCTTCGTCCATCATACCACTCAAATCAGTAAATTCTAATGGCTTTAATGTTTTAAAGTACAAGTTTAAAGCTATGCCGTTGTAAGCAAGTATTTCATCAAATGCATCTAATAGAAGTTCTTGCATCGGTCTAATAACCATATTATCGAAAAGAATAAAACTATCTTTCAACTCGTCTGCATTTGAACTAAAACCATTACTACTTGCAATTCCAAATAATAAAGGCGAAGTAACATTGTTACCAAGCATTATTTTTCTTAAACATTCTTCTGCAAGTGTTGCGTATAAATCCGGTGCGTCATTTACTGGCATCGCATCAACCGTTGTTTTGCTTTCTGCGTTGTTGTTAAAACTAACAATAACCTTTTCGCCGTTTGTTCCTGTAAGTTGGTTTAGAACTTTGCTTTTTATTAGTCGTTGCTGTTCGTCACTTGGCTGTCCGTTGTTGAAGTTTATAACTGATCTTGAACTAAAGCCGTTGTTTACTTCGTTTATTAAGTATTCGCTTATTGATTCTTCAAGTGTGCAATAAGGTAAACAACCAATATAATCTGGTAGTGCATAGTACTTTAAACCAACGGAATACGGCTTTACAAAATAAATTTCAATCGGTTCTTTTGAACAACCAAAAGCTGGTATTCTTTGTGGTTTATAGTTTTTAGTGTCTGTCCAATCGTCACTATAATAGTAAGCTTCGACTTTGCCTTCTTCGTTGCATTTCTCGGCACGTAAAAGTTGTACTGGTATGTGTTCAACTTGCGCTATTTTCTTTCTGTCTTTCGTGTATATGACTTGCATAGCACATTGTCCTAATAACTTTAAGTCGCTTACAAGGTGTCTTGTACATTTCTTACTAAACAAAGCCATCATAGCAGCGTATTCGTTTGGCTTTCTCGAAGCGTCTGAAGCACTCAAACCTTTTCCGTATACTAATCGGTTAGTGTTGTTTATAATAGCGTTCTGTGTCGTGCTATTTGTGTAGCATTGTATCAAAAACGAATAATAATCGTTTGATTCTCCGAATTCTACCCAGTCTTCACGTTTACTCTCCGTTATAGTTGGTTGCTCGTAGGCAGCTAATTCTAATATGTGTATGTCCTTACTCATAAATAATAAATTCGTTATTCGATGCTTGACTTGTGTATTGTCCGCTGTTGACTGAATAGGTTGCTACAGGTTGGTCGGTGCAAAATACTCTGTCTTTATGAACTACCGTGCTACCGTTTTTTAATTCAAGTTTATAGAAGTGTCCTTCTTTTAACGAAAACACGGCGCTAATTGTATCGAAATAATCGCCGTTCGTACTTGCTTGGATTGTAACGGCTACGGTTGTGTTTAGTTGTTCGTCTGTTAAATTTAAAGTATCGTATGTTTGGCTTCTTGGTATGAAACTAAACGTCTGTTGTACTCCGCTTGTAGTTAAGATAATCATTATACTATAATAACTTTTTTTTCAATTTTTTGTTTTTATTTCGTGTTTTTGAAGCATAAAAAAAGGCACTCCGAAAAGTGCCTAATCACATTATGAAAGGAAAAGAAAAACCTTACGTTGTTACGATTGTTGCGTCTTCACCAGCACCTGTTGCAAAAGCAGTCTTTAATTGTGCTTCTGTAGATGCATCAATGAAATTCGGCGGACTGACTTCTCTAGATACAAATTGCAATTTATAACCTGAAAAATCTCCTAAGGCAGCCCCGCTGCTAACTTCCCCCGATTCTGCATCGGCTCCCTGAGCCAATCCCATTAGGAAGAAATCATCGGTCATAGTTTGCACAATTATTCTTGGCCTACCGTAAGCAAGTAGTTTAATATTCTTGTGCATAGCTTGGTCTAATTTCTTTAAAGAAATAGCTAATGTACTTTCGAAAAATGTCGTTCCATTGTCACGAGACGTCTGAATCTGTGTCGTAAACGAATTTTCATTTGACTTAAGTTCGTATTTAAACAAAGACAAAATTGCGGCTGGTTGCCAAGTGTCAATAGTATCTGTGTTTGTTGTATCGTAAGTAATATTGTCTGTGTCAAGATCATCGAAGTTTGCAAAGTAAATGGCTTTTAACCCACTTACTGAATCTTTGCACTCTTCTACACGACCATTTGTTATATCACAACTCATTTTGTTAAAAGTTTTTATGAATAAAAAAGGGTAGGCACTTTTACCTACCCTTTCTTAATTCTGGTTAATATTAAGCGTAGATAACTACGTCTGAATTAATACCCATTTGTACGGCTGCCGTAAATCTCATAATGATTCTTACGTTTTGGCTACCGTCAAGTTCTGCCATATCCAATACTCTTACTTCGTTGTGGTCTGAAAGAAGTCCTGTTCCGAAGAATAAGTTAGATTTTTGCGCTGCCATCATTGAGTGTGCAGGAAGACCTTGTGCAACTACTACAGGTACACCGTCAAAAGATAATGCACCGTTGTTAAACCAAGTAGTTCCTTGATTGTTAACACCGTTTGCACCAAGTCCGTTAGCACCGAATCCTCCGAGAGAACGGATGTAAGCTCTTGCTACGTTGGGAGCAACATAAATAAATAAGTCCTCTTTCCCATAAACTGCGCTTGGGATAGCATCAACTACTTTGCCCATTTCGTCAATCACGTTAGCAGCAGTGATAGTTGTTCCTGATACGGCAACGCATCCAGAACCACCAGCAGTTGCTAAGTAATAAAATCCGTCAAATTCACCTGCGTTTGCAGTTTGACCAGACCAGATATTAGTTTCCATTTTTGCAGCTACTTTAGCAGCAGTATATCCGATAACGAAATCAGATAGTGAAGGTGCCAAATTGTCAAATGCAGAAAAGCCCATTTGCTCCGCTTCCCACGAACTCAACAGGTCTTTCTTGCAAATGTCATAATTTACTTGAAACTCCTCCGGTTCGATAATTTTCTCTGCCAAAGTTAAAGTTCCTGATGCGCTATAGTCACACGTTGCGTTTGCAACTATGTCACCTAAAGCACCTGTTTGAAGTACTTGTTTGTACTTTACGTTTGGTAATACGGTTACCAGTCCGTTTTCTAATGTACTACCAGAAAGTAAAGCCGCAGAAATATATTTTCCAGCAAACTCCCCAGCGTACGTTGATGTCAATGATACTGCCATTGTTTTTGTTTTTTATTTATTAATAATTTATTTACTTAATTTTTCCATTACACGATCTAAAGTTGTTTTTTGACGGTTTGCACTATATTGTATGTGATTCGTCTTTTTCTTGTTCTCTGGATTGTGTGTAATAGGTTTTGCAGCTGGTTCTTCTATTGTTTCTTCTGCTGCTAATTCTACTTCTTCTTTTACTTCTTCTGTAGTTTCTACTTCTTCGTTCGTGTTTTCGTCTGTAGATACTTTTGAAAGTAATTCAATTTCTGCTTTAAGTTCTTCGTTTTCTTTTTTCAAAGCTTCTATTTCACTGAAGAAAGTTTCTTTTACGATTGATTCAACAGTCTTTTTAACTGGCTTAACTTCTTCAGACGCTTCTACTTCTTCTTCGTACATTTCTTCTTCTTCTTTTTTAGCGTCTTCTTCAATCACTTCTTCTTCTTCTTTTTCTTCGGCTTTTATTTCGTCAATAATACCTTCTTCTTTTACGATTAACATTTCGCCTGATTGCATTTTGTATTCCCCTACAGGCAACGCAATTTTTTGCTCGTCTTCTGTCACGATCATAATTTGTTCGCCTTTTTCAAACGATTCTGCTTCTACTGTTGTTGTGCTATCGTCTAACTTTCTTGTTTCCAGTTTCACTTCCATTCCAAGAAGTTCTCTTACTTTGTTTAGTATTGAATTATCTTTCATTTTTTTATTTATTAGTCTTTCTATAATAACTTTATATTAAATTGTTTGTTTCATTTTTGGTTTAAACCTTGCCTATTCCTTGTGCTCTAAGTGTGCCGTCACAACACTTTGGACTATATGTATTGTCTTTACATAAACAACCTCTTTTACCACCTTTTGGACTTGATTTGCCTTGTGTTTCTTTGGTTCGTTTTTTTCTCATTTCTTAGAACTTTTTGGGTGTTTAGCTGGAAGCAAATCATAATCAGTTGTATATTTTGCATTTTGTGGTCTTCCGTTTTTTAGTAAATACAAAAAAGCGTTTACTCTTGCCATTGCCCATTGTTTTGCGCTTTTAACGGTTGGTGAATGACTTGTATTGTACGCACCTAAACCCCTTTGAAAAACACTTTTTAAAGCGCCTACATTTGCACCATAACCAAGTTTATCTTTGTATCTTTCGTTAAATTCATTACTCTTTTTTCGTAAACTTTCTTCGTCTGCTTTGCTTACAACTGCACCTCTACTTGTACCAGCATCGCCTTTAGCACTTCCCTTGCCCTTTGGTTTTGGGTTTGGTGTGTCGCTTTTAGGTGCTTTTTTGCTTCGCTTTACACCACCTCTTGGTCCTACTTCTGCGTATTTACTTTTTTTTTTAACGCACTTGCCGTTCTTCTTTTCGTAGCCCTTTGGACATTTACCGTAAAGATCTAAATTGTGTGTTTCGCCAACCATAAACCAAGTCTTACCTTCGTATTCGTGTTCGTGTATGCCATCAACGCCTACATCTTTAGCTGCTTTTTCTGCCATAGCTTTAGAAGAATAGGCAAGTCGGTCATCTATGATTGCAAAATTGTCATCAATAACCATACTTGCCAAGTCCTCTCTCTCTATTTGTTTTAGCTTAGATTCTGCCCAAGTCTTTGCTGATTTGCCACCCCATAGTAAATAACTAATATAACCGCAAGATTCTTTGTCTCCAGCATCGTAATAAGTTTCTGCTCTACTTAAAAAACTAAACATTCTTTTTACCGTGCTTTCGCTTACAGGTTCGCCATTAGCTAATTGCTGCGCACGTACTTTGCCTACTTGTGTAGCACATTTGTTGCCTACTGCTTTGTTTAGTTCTATGCCTCGTTTTGCGTTGTTTCTTACGCTTTCCGGATAGTCGCTATAACTTTCTAATTCTTGTTTTTGTAGAAGTTCTTTTAGTTCTTCAACAAGCATTTTCTTTTCAAAGTCTTCAAAGCTTTCTTCCTTAGTCATATCGTATTTATCTGCGAAATACCCTTCAATACTGAAACCCTGTATAGTGCCGTCTTTGGCTTTGTTGTATAGTTCTTGATCGTCAATTTTCATACTAATCATCCACGTGCCTTCAGGTACGTTTAAGCCGTAGTGTGCGCTTTTATCTTTTTTCGTGTTTTCGACAATCCAACTCTCGACTATTGTAGTGCCTTTTATTGGTTGTTTATGTTCGTAGGTTGCGTTTTTGTGGTTTGAACGCTTAAAGAATAATTCTGAAGCTTTGCGAACTGTGTCTTTACTGAAGTAGATGTAGTATTCATCATTCGTCTTTTCTGACCGTCTGTAAATCTGACGATTCGGCACTAAAGCAGCACCCATAAGAATACGCTTTTCTTTGTCTACTTCTTTGAGTAGTATTTGTTGTTTGTTTAGTGCTATCCAGTTTTCTTCAGTGGCTGGTGTGGACACAAGCGACACGGCTTCGATGCCGCTATTTTCATCTGTTTCGTCTATAATTAATTCTACTATCCTCATATTATAATAACTTTTATTTGTTTATAGTGTTGCATTTTCTACTCTGTTTCTATCTAAAGCTTGGCTCGTTGTTACTTCTCCACTTACTACAAAAGCTTGAACAGGTGCTTGTTGTAATTGTGCTAATTGGTTTATTCCACTATCGCCAACTACATTAAAACTTGGTGCTTGTGCTTCGCCACTTATATTTACGCTTGGTGTATCTCCAGTACTTCCACCTTCAAATGTTTGACTTGCAATAGACGCCACTTGTGCTGCACCAGCTACACCAATAGCTACAGCGTTTGCAATTCTTAAACTTTGTGTAGGCGTGAAATCAGTTGTTTCCGCAAACACCTTTGTTATCGCTTGTGCCGTGTTTATGGTTGCTTGTGCAATACCAACGGCTTTCTGAACATTAAACGCCCTTTTTGCTTGTTTTTCACTTCCTTTACTAAATAATTCAGCTATATCGCTTATTGCTGTTAGTGATTGTGTAGCTACGTCTATTCTATATTGTGCTAATTTCTTAGCGTCTTCTCTTGCTTTAGCATCTAAAGCTTTTTGTCTTTCTCTGGCTTCTTCTGCGTTTTTAGCTATTTGTTCGTTTTTCTCTTTGTCAATATCTACTTCTGTCGCTGCTTGTATTTGTAGCCGTTCAATTTTGCCATCAAACTCTATTTTTTCTTCTTCTTTTTCTTTTGATGCGTTTGCTTCTCGTTGTTCTCTAAGTATATTATTAAATACAATTTGTGCTTTTATTCTTTCTTGTTGAGCTTTTTTAAACAATCCAAAATTCATTACCCCACCTCGTCTTTGTATTTCTTCATTTTCTTTTGCTTCATCTAGTAATTCTTTTGCTCTTTGTTTTCTTAGTCGTATTGTGTTTTTACCTTCACTCTCTAATAAAGCGATATTCAAATCAAATTCCTCTTGCTTTAGCCGCCTCATTAATTCAATGCGTTTTTTCTCTGCAATAAACGATCTTCTTCTTTCTGCATCTAAAGCTTTGTTTCGCTTTATTGTTTCTTGTATTCTTTTCTTTTCTTCTTCTGCTCTTTTCTTTTCGTTTTTTGCTAATTCCTCAGCTTCAAAATCCGTTAAGCCAATGAAGTCACTAAACTGTTTTAACTTGTCTATTGCTGGATCAAGAACGCTTGTGAACTTTGCTAGTGCTGCTATTGCTGCTGCTATAGCCGTTGCAATCAATAAAAACGGATTCAAATTCATTACAAAATTTAACGCTGCTTGTGCTTTTGTTGCTATTCCTGTTGCGCCCCCAAGTTCTTTGTATACCACGCCTAAACCTTGTACACCTTGTTGAATTGCCAAAGCTGCTTGAACTTTAACAAGTGTTTTTTCTAATGCTTCATTTTCGCTGCCAAATAAAGCCATAGCACCCTGCGTAGCCGCAAACCCACTTGTTGCACCTGTTAAAGCACTCCCAAGTTTTTGGCTCATTGTCTGTGCTGCACCATCAACGGCTAAATCCGTTTGAATTTGTACCTTTCTATATTCACCTACTTTTGTTAATAGTTCTTGATATTCTTTTGAAGTAGTGTCACCAGCAAGTGCTAACTCATAAAGACGATCCTCCGCCTCTCCGAGTCTGGTTGTTAGTGGTTCAACACCTTTAAATACATCTTCAAATTTTGCATCAAGATTTTCAGCACTGTCAGCAGCTTTTTTTACTCCTGTTGATAATGTTTCAAATTGCTTTGCAGCTTCATCAGCGTTCGTGTTTATGTCTATGTCTATAGTTCTTTTTTGAGCCATTGGATATGTTCTTTATTTTTAGTCTTTAATATCTGCATTCTTTTCTTCTGCTTGTATATTCCTTTTATCCCTTTCTCATAATTATATAAGCCCTTTGCTATTTGTACATCGTGACTGCCTTCGTAAAATTCGTCTATTTGTAGTAAATCTATTATGTGTTTTAACATTACCCTTCTTGTTGTATAAATATTTGATTCGCTGCCGTTGTGCCGTCAGAGAACGTGTAAGTAACTAATAAGATAATTACCGTGTCGTTTGCACCTTCAGTTCGTAGTTGTTTAGTTGCAATGCTTCCAGCGTTCTCGTCCGTTATGTTATCTGTTCCGTCTTCCGTTACGATTAAGTCAGTAGCGGTGTTCACAGGTAAACATACTTCCACTCTCCTTTCTTGCGTTATTGTACTTGGTGATATTGTCACACCAGCAGTCGTTGTTGTTATTGTAGCACTTACTACACCGTTTGGAAACAATATGTCTATATTCAAACATTGTGCGCTGTTATCTGGTACTATTACTTCTGGTATTATGCCACCGTCTGCAATTAGTTCTCTAAAGTCATTAATTAAAACTAAATCTACATCGCCTGTGTTTAGGTTGCTTTTCATTGATTCAATCATATATCGTTTATCACGAATTATTACACGATCATTTAATTGAAGTCCTGTTAATAAACTAATAGGTAAATTCGTCTTTACGTTGGTTCGTCTATTTTTTAGGTTGTATAGGTTGGTTAAATACGGTGCGTAATAAACACTAAACAAGGTGTTTGGTATTGGCTCTAATAAAAACGTACTTATATCTGCGTTAAAGTTTAGTGTAAAGTCGCTTGTGCCTAAACGTAAGTCTTGACCAAACGGTATGTATGTAGTCATATCAGTAACGCTGCTGC